CTGACCACGCTTATCACGGCGACCCTATGTTTCCAATCATAGGGTTTAGGGTTTTGTCCCATTCGTTTTACCGTGCCTACGGTATAGATGGTCTTTAAATAATTCTAAGAGTTAAGCCGAATTGTTGCCCACTGGTCATTGTGGTGCTTATTTCTCCGCTTCTGGTCTTATGCTGGTTTCCACATGTTGGTTGAGCATGATCGGGGCGTATCAGAGTTTAATTAAAATTGGTGCCTTTCGTTTGGGGAGATTTTGGCATAGTCCCCTTTCCCTCGGGCAATAAATGAGGTGAATTGTTGCATCAAACAATCATCCGAATGACAGATTTAAAAGAAAACAAGCACGTTAAACAGGGTAAAATCCCCTCTGATAGGGCCAGCAGGCACTCACCACCCTCTGGTACCGATAAACACTTGGGAGGAGGTACCGAATCCCGGGTTGCTTCAGGGACTGCCGATTCCCGTTGCGGCAGGAAAAAGAAGAGTCATTCGAAGTTGAAACCAAAATGGAAGAAACCCAATGGATGGACGGGTTTGAGGTCAGTTACTTATGGTGACCTTGATGATTGGACCATTGATAATTGGAATTGGGTGTTGACTAATTGCGAATATAGAAATGATTTACATGTTGATTTAGTCAAAAGGATTTCGGCCGGACAGTTTAAGAAGGAAGAATGGAATTCCTCAATTGAACTTGATGATAATTTACAAACATGGTTGGATAATACTTGGGAAGAAGAAGAAGATTCTTATCATTCTATGAAAAATGACCCCAACTATGCTTGGAAAGTTAACTTGTCGCCGAAAGTGTCACCCACTTCACCCACTTGGTCTGAAAATATGGCTGAGCATTTGAAGCAAAGTAAGGACTCTACGGAAAAAGACTTAAAACATTTTGAAAATTTATCCCTTTCGCAGTCTTCTGGGTCCGCGTCCTCAGCGAGTGCTTCATGTTCTTCAGTTGTTGCCTCTTTTGGTAGTCCCGTTGAAGAGGTTTTTATTCCAAGTGAAAATCCTAGCCAATCTGGTGCTTATGTTGTCATCACTTCGTCACCTACCAAAGTTGTTGATGATTTGTCCCAGACACTTAAGGAAACTAAGTTGTCCGATGGGAAAGAAGTTAAAGGTGATGTTAAAGTTGATCGTAAAATTGATATTGATGCTCTTCCTAACGAGGAGGTACCAAAATTAAAAGAGCAGTCCTTCGATGTTAGAAGATGGTATCCCACTCGTGAGCGTCCTGTGCCCCAGCGACAGAAACTACCCACTCAAGCGAAGATTTTGGCTGATGTTGTTCGTAGAACCATTAGTTCGCAACCTGGTTATTTCTGTTATTCTTGTCATGTTAAACTTAAAGCTGGTGTTATTTATTGCAAATGTAAATTGCCCTTTTGTCATCACTGCTATGATAGGGGAGATCACAAAGATTGTTCGGGTTGGTCATGGCATATTGATGGTAAAACCATCGATTTGAAAGACAGTGACAGACGTCCTGTCAAAGCTCAGCCTGACCGTGTTTTTAACCCTATTATCCCCATTACATCTGCAAATCTACCTTTAAACCAGTTGGCCACCGTTATTGCGGAGCAAAAAGACGGAAAACTCAAGTCCTCCCCATTAAATCTACAAGACGTCGACTCGAAACAGGTTACGTCCAACGAGACTATGTCAAGTCACGTCCAATTACAAGGGTTGGGCCTTTTAAGTTCGTCAGTTACGGACAGTTCCAGGGAGCCCCCTGCGTCGTACATGTTGGTTCAAGACGCATCCGAAGATCCAAGAAGTTTTCTACTCAATAACGGTGGGAATTTGAATTTTGAATATACACACTCTACAAAATTTTTTGATTACGATTATTCCTTTCAGGTGGTTAAAGTTTATCCTAAAAATGAAAATGATATGCGCGTATTGACTGTCAGATCCGTGCCCTTGACAGTCAAGGATCCATGTCTTGTTGACTTTCGTGTTATCATCAAGCAAAAATTGCGCATGAACATTTTGGCTAAGTTGTTTTTATTTAGTCCATTATTGTTTGCGAAAAGGTATTATTTGTACCTTGCGGCTTTAATCATCCCCTTTCCAAATTTACCAATTCCTTTTAAGACCCAGGACATCACTTTACAAGTGTCAGCTGAACATTATTTAACATTGTTATCCAGGGCTTTGCCCCGGTCGAATGAAGCTGAATCTTCTGTTTTTAGCAGAATAGATATGTTATCTGGTAGTCTTCCTGTTGTCAACATGCCAAGAACCATGCCCATCGTCGAATATAATGGTGGGATTGTTGCTAAACATTATTCACGGTTCGTAAACTCTCGCAAAGAGCTGATTTTTCAGCAGGCCCGTCAGATTTCAGATGTGTTCAATTTGGGGCTGACATCTCCGACATCGACGTCCCGCCTGTCGGGCCTGTTAAGGAATCGGCCGAGTTTAAGTTATTTACTTCTAGGTATACTTTGCGTAGGAGTTTGGCAGCAACGACGCTCAATAGTCACTTTTATGGTGCGGCGTTTAATTATATTAATAGCGCCGATCCTAATAATTATCAGAAGAGCGTTACCGCACGAATGGCTCGCGCAACAGCGACGCCTCAGACAGATCCGCTTAATCGCCTCAGAACATTCACGATTAAGTGGCTTAGATCGAACATTACTCCATTGAATGGGGATGTCGACCTAAGTGTTGACACTTGGTTGAAAAATACCAATTACACTGAGAGAAGAAAGAAGAATTTAAAAGATATATATAATCGTATAAATGACAATTTTGATATTTATAATTTTCGTCGTATCAGTAGAGTTTTAGCTTTTAATAAACATGAACCTTATAATAAGCCTAAATACGCTAGGCAAATTTATGCACGCGTCGATGAGTTTAAAACTATTTTTGGTCCAATCACAAAGTGCATCGAGCGTGTTTTGTTTAAGGATCCACATTTTATTAAATATGTGCCGGTTTTAGATAGACCGGCATATATTGATAGTCGCCTGCGAGGCAGACCATTTTATTATGCCACTGATTACACATGTTTTGAGGCCAGTTTTGTTAAAGAAATTATGGAAGTCCTCGACTGTGAATTGTTTCATCATATGACTCAAAATTTGCCTTCATTCTCATTGCATAAATCTTGCATGGAAGTTTTGTTAGGTAGAAATCGAATCTTATTCAGAAATAAATTTAAATTTTATGTTGATGCTTGTCGTATGTCAGGTGAGATGAACACATCTCTCTGTAATGGTTTTGCTAATCTTATGATATTTTTATTTCTCGCAGATGAGAAGGGTGTTGCTGCTGATTGTGTTGTTGAGGGGGATGATTTGCTTGGCTACATGGATAGCCCAGATTTAACCGAGTCAGATTATGAAAGGCTTGGTTTTAACTGTAAAATTGAAAGACATTTGAATTTACATTCTGCCTCTTTTTGTGGTTTGGTTTTTGATCCTGGTGAGCTGTTAAACATCTCCGATCCCACAAAAATATTGTTGAAAACTTTTTATACCTTTCCTAGGTATCGTTGCTCCAATCGAAAGCAATGTTTTCGTTTGCTCAGGGCTAAGGCCTATTCAATACTCAGCAGTTTTCCTGGATGTCCTATTGTCACATCCTTCGCCCGCATGCTTCTACGATGGACCAAACATGTTTACCCAAACATGCGTGCCATTTCCCGTTATCAAAAACGTTGGATAGATTTTTCCATTAAAGACCGGGAAATTGGCATCAACACTCGTTACCTTATGGAGAGTGTTTTTGGTTATACCATTGGTGAGCAAATGCAGCTAGAAAAATTTTTCAATGACCTCGATTATGTCCCTGTCATTTATTGCCCCATTTTGATGGACCATTGTACTTTGTTTTTAAAAGAAACTTATTTCAATTATGTACGTAATGTGCCTATGAATTGTACAGTGTTGAGGGATGGGGCTATATAGACTTTGTCTTAATTATGTCTAGAAGACTTGCTGCTTATAATCGTAGAGCTGCGAATGCTAATTTCAGGCGCCGTGGTAGCACGGCGCCTCGTCGTACCGTTCGGCGACGTAAAACAAGGACGGCCCCGCGGCGGCGACGTCAGCGTCGGACTTCTGGTTTGTCCGGTATCGCTCGCTCGGGTTTTAAGTTTGCTAAATCATTGCCTGGACCAATTGGTAGTATGGCTCAAATGGCTGAAGGCATTTATAATGGGCTTTCAGGCGCAGGTGATTATACGGTTCGTGTGAACTCAATTTCTAAAGGTTCTCCTGTTGCTCAATTTGGTCCTGATTGCATTAGAATCACACATAAAGAGTATCTTGGCTCTGTGTCTGGTTCAACTACTTTTGTTTCAACTAGATATGCAATAAATCCAGCCTTACCTGGTACCTTCCCATGGTTGGCACCTATTAGTTCTAGATTTGAACAATATCGGATAAATGGCATGGTGTTTGAGTTTGTTAGCACAAGCTCAAATTCTTTAAACTCTACCAACACTGCTTTAGGACGTGTTGTTTTAGCAACTCAATACAATTCTTTAGCTGCGCCATTTTCAAATGTGACGCAAATGTTGTCCACCCAATTTTCAAATTATGGTAAACCTGCCCAAAGTTTAATGCACGCTATAGAGTGTGCTCCTGGTCAGGTTCCCAATGAGCTTTATTATTGTCGTAGTTCCAATGTTTTTACTGGTGATCAACGACTTTATGATTTGGGAGAATTTACCATTGCTACTGAAGGTATGCAAGCTGTTGCTGACATTGGTGGACTGTGGGTTTCTTATGATGTAACTTTATGTAAACCCACTATTGTAGGGGGCATTGATGAAGGTGAATTACTTTTCGATTCCTTTTGGTTTCATCCCACCTTGGTTGATCCTTTGTTGGCCAATGGTGCAATTACTGTTCAGGATAACGGTTTAGGGGGTACATTATCTAATGATTCTGATGATGATTTGTTGTACACCTTTGCACCTGGCGTGAATGGTGGTGATTTTAAAGTAGACGTGGTTTGGTATGATTCCACTGGCCCATTTGGTGGTGCATATACCATACCTTCAGTGACCACTGTCAACTCCTCTCTTACAAATTACCATGCACCATCTGTTGGATGGAGCGGTACTGATGCTAATGGTGGTTTTGTTATAACCCACTCCTTCGGCATTCATGTTGTTGAAGGCGGTGCTGCTTGGTATTATAACGATGGAGTTGCCTCCTTTCCAACATACACTAACAATGCTCGTTGTTATGTGTATGTAACACAATTGGCTTAAGCCGATTCAGGGACGTTTTATGGTTGGTTTCCTTTCAACCCGCATGTTTAGCGACATTTCTCGGAAATGTCGACTGAGCGACAGTCATATCGCATGTAGAG